CCCCAACGGTGAAGCTGACGAAGTCATCAATTGTCGCTGCGTTTGTCTGTATCAGCCTCAGTAACTGATATTTCAGCTAGTATGTTGAATCAGTTCATATAGTCTTGCCTGCGATCTCCATGAATACCCTCATCGCTCCTCTGATTGAGCTGAAGTTCGATGCCGGTGCGCCGGGTCGCTTCAAAGGGTACGGCAGCACCTTCGGCAATGTGGATCTCGGCAAAGATGTCTGCGTGAAGGGCTGCTTCAAGCGCGCACTGGCCGAGCACGTCAAGGGCGGGTCGCTGCCTGCGATGTACTGGCAGCATGATCGCAAGGAGCCCATCGGTGACTGGCTGGACGTCAAGGAAGACGATCACGGCCTCCAGGTGGAAGGCCAGCTGTGGCATGGCGATGACGCCACCGAGTGCTCCAAGAAAGCCTACAACATGCTGAAGGGCACCGGCCCCAAGGGCATGTCGATCGGCTACGTCACCAAGGTCTCACAGTTCGATCAGAAGACGGGTGTGCGCCAGCTTCAGGACGTGGATCTGCCTGAGGTCAGCATCGTCGGCTACGGCATGAATCCAAAGGCTCGGGTCATGGCGATCAAGTCGATGCCGAGCGAGTTGGAGCTGGAGCAGATGCTTCAGGATGCCGGCTTCTCGCCAGAGCACGCCAAGGCTCTGCTGGCTGAAGGCTACAAAGGTCTGAACCGCAAGGTCACAGTCGAACCGACCATGGAACAAGACATCCGCCAACTCCTCCGACTCCGCGCAATGCTGCGCGGAGAAGACTGATTCACCTCCATCATCCCAATACGGGAAAGGAAACCCATGTCCGAGATCGCAACCCTGGTCGCTGAAGTCAAAGCGGACTGGGACCTGATGAAGAAAACCAACACCGAGGCTCTGAAGGGTAAGGCGGACGGCAAGACCGTCTCCGACCTGGAAGCCAAGGTCGACAAGATCAACGCCGAGATCGACAAGAAGATGTCGCGCCTCGACCAGATCGAAACTGCGCTGAAGCGTTCGCCCCAGGGCAACGAACAGGAACGTGCGGAAGTCTCCGAGAAGGTCATGCGGAAGGCGTTCCGCAGCTGGCTCAGCAAGGGTGCCGCCAACTCGGACCTCTCGACCGCCATCATGGGCGTGTTCGAGTCCAACCCCGAGATCAAGGCGCAGTACCTCGACCTGCACCCCGAGACCAAAGCCCTGGCGGTCAGTGACGACACGGCCGGCGGCTTCATGGTGCACGCTGACCTCAACGGTCGGATCGTTCGCCGCATCTTTGAAACCTCGCCCATCCGCCAGTACGCCAGCGTGGCGACGATCTCGACCGACGCCTTGGAAGGTCCGCTGGACTACGACCAGCCCAATGCGGCCTGGGTTGCCGAGCAGGGCACCCGGTCCACCACGAACACCCCCAAGATCGGCATGTGGCGCATCCCGACCCATGAGCTGTACGCCCAGCCCGCCGCCACCCAGAAGCTGCTCGATGATGCGGCGTGGGATCCGGAAACCTGGCTCAGCCTCAAGGTGGCCGACAAGTTCGCCCGTACCGAGAATGCTGCCTTCGTCAACGGCACCGGCGCAGGCCAGCCTCGCGGCTTCCTGACCGAGACTCTGATCAGTGATGCCTCGGGTGCGTCCGCCAGCTACGACAACTACATCCAAGACAAGAAGATCGGCTACATCCCGACCGGCGTGAGCGGCGCTTTCCCTGCCGTGCCGACCTCGGGTGCTCCGACCGCGCAGGGCAACCCGCTGATCGATGTGATCTATGCCCTCAAGAGCCAGTACCGTGATATGCCCGGCACCGCGTGGGGCATGCATCGTACCGTCTTCGCAGCCGTCCGCAAGCTACAGGACGCCTATGGTCAGTACGTGTGGCAGCCTGGATTCGCCGGTCAGCCCAGCACCCTGTTCGGCTATCCGATCGCCGAGTTCAACGACATGCCGGTGCTCGGCGCCAACAGCCTGTCGATCGCGTTCGCCAACTGGCGTGAGGCGTACCAGATCGTGGACCGGATCGGCATTCGCGTGCTGCGCGACCCCTACACCAGCAAGCCGTTCGTGCTGTTCTACACGACCAAGCGGGTCGGTGGCGCCATCCTCAACTACGAGGCCATCAAGCTCGTCAAGTTCGGGACGACCTGATCTGATTTGAATCAGCCGACCCTCCAGATGCGAGTCTGGAGGGTTTTGGCGTCAGATCGCACCCACCCTCCTCCTGTCCGCAAGCGCAGGAGGCTACCAACAAGGCAGGCTTCCAATGCCCAATCGTGAAGAAATCCATTCCTGTGTCGAGAAACTGCTGCTGGCCACCGCCACGGTGACGACCGCGCAGACCTCCGCCACCCTCGACACTCTCGGGTTCGACTCGGCGCACTTCAACATCCACTACGGCGCGACCGCGCCTGCCCCGACCAGCATCGTGGTCAACGAGTCGGATGATGACTCGATCTGGACTGCCGCTCCGGCCACCTCGGTGATCGATGACGGCGGCGCCCACGCGGTCAGCACCACGCGCCGCATCGCCTACGTCGGCAACAAGCGGTACTCGCAGGTGGTCGTCACGCCCAACGGCAGCACCATCCTGACGATCAGCGGGCACGTCGGCTACGCCGCCAAGAAGCCCACCGCCAATCCGGCCTGATCAATTGGGGTTCACGCCGGCCTGAGGTTACGTCCTTGGGGTTCGTTCTCCGGCCGGCGTGTGCTCCTTTCTGATATGACTCTGCTACCCAACTCAGTCAGTTTTGATCAGAGCAACATCCAGACCGCCATCTCAAGAAGGACCACGCCGGTGAGCGACAGAACGAGCACTGACGGATTCCGCAAGACCCTTCAGCCTTGGCTGATCGGCATCACTTCAGTGATCGTTAGCGGATCCATCATCGGAGCGCATGCGAAGATATGGAGTCACGACACTGAAATCCAAGTGACGGCAACGAACGTGAAAGCATTGGAGACAGCCACCTCCGCAAGCGTCAAGTCGCTATCGGTCGATCAAGTCAAATTTGAGAATCGCATCGACAAGCGCCTGGACGATCTTGAGAAGCTGATCCGAGAGCAAAATTCAGCCCTCATCACCCTCGTCACGCGGAGAGCACCGTGAGATCGCCTCTGTATCATGAGTTCACAAAATGGCTGGCGCTGATCCTCCTGGCTGTTGTGGTCGGTGTCATCCTCGTCTCGCTCGGCGGTTGTACCGTCCCGGTGAGCGTGCGTCCCGAGACGGACGACAAGGGCAAGCAGATTCCGGCATTGGTTGCGATCGAACCGCGTGAGGACAAAGCAGGCAACCCCATACCTGTGCCTGTCGCTCAGACCCAGCCTCCGCCTCTCGCTCAGAATCCCGCCTTTGCTCCAGTGGAAGCAAAGCCAAACCCGGTTCCTGTTCCTCCTTCAACTGACTGGCTTTCCATCCTGACGACTGCGCTTGGCGTGCTAGCAGGAGGGGCAGGCGGTTGGGTAGTACTGGCGCAACGCACCATCGCAACTCTCAAGGTTGCTGTCGCAGAGACAGCTGATCACGGCGACCGGATGGAGGAAGCCGAGACGGATGAAGACGTCAAGAGGGTCAAGAAGGAATCCATCAAGCGTCAGAAGAGACTTGGCGTCAAGGGAGTGATTGCCGACATACGCGTCAAGCCTGAGAAGGCAGACGAATGACGACCACGTATGCCGGAAAAGACTTTCGAGTCATGGTGACTCTCGCTGGGGTTGACTATCCAATTCCCGGCGAGCAGTCGTCCGTTGGCTCAGTCTCCTCCGAGTACGTGAACGTCAGCAACAAGGACAACCTACCGTGGCAGTCTGGTCTGCCGGTTGGTGTTCTCAACTCTTCAATCAAGGTTCGCGGAGTTGTGTTCGACCAAGTCAACAAGGTCGTTCACAACGCACTCATGTCGTCAGCGTTCAACAACGACGTGCTCGGCGTGAAGATCGACTCCGGGGCCGGCTCGTGGATTCCTGCGCGGTACCAAGTCACGTCCATTCAGCGCTCCGGTGAGTACAACGGCGCGGACATGTTCGACATCAGCTTGTCGAGATATGGCGACGTGGAGGTTCCTGAGCCTCCAACGCCGCCGGTCGAGATTGGGCTTGCCTACGCAATGGATCGGTTCTCAGATGGAATCGATGGCGAACTCGTGAGGCCATCCCTCTACAAGCAGTTCAACTCTTGGAGCGCATCGTGAGAACGCTGATCGCACCTCTCCGAGTCATGTTCACGTTCTCGGATGGCGTCCCTGGTTCCATCATCAGGCCGACCCTCTATCGACAGATGAACAACTGGAGCGTTGTATGAGTGTTTCCAAGCTCACGTGGGTCATGTCCCCGCTTCAGTTCATAGATTCAGGTCAACTGAATCTCGGCGGATGGCTGTCTGCGCTCACAACTCTGATAACCAATAACTCCCAATACTGGGCGGTCAATTTTGAGCGCACCACGGCCCCACGTTGCGTTGAGTTGAAGCGCAAAGGAACGGTCTCTGGCGATCTTGCCACCGCTCGCATTCTCGTATTTGGCGGTACCGCTCCACATGCAAATGCGCTTGAGACTCCGTCAACAGCATACACCACCGCACTTTATATAGCTTGCTGCCCGACAGCCAACACTGGTCCGACAGGACCGGCGGTAAATTACGACGTTGGAGACCCGTACAACGGATCTCTAAGCGTCAAGGCGATGAACATTTACAGTTCGACAATCCCAGCCACGAACGTCGGAGCCGCACTTTATATCATTGAATCTGAGGAAGCCATATTCCTCATCTTCAGATCGTCCGTCACTTCTCAGATCGCATCAGCATTCGCTGGAAAGCTATGGACAGCCGGCGGAGCCACGCAGGATGATATAGCGTATTGGATGGCCGGATCTTCAAATAACGTGCATATATCTCCTCCGGTTGGTTTCACGTCTGCGTCAATGGTTCCGGGTTGCTACCCTCCATCCACCAGCTTCTACTCGACTGCGGTAGCGATAGCTGGCGCTTTCAAGTACGAGATCGGGCGAGTATTCGACGCACCGAGCGTTCAGTCAGCGGCTTCCGGTGGAAGCGCACTCTCAGACAACGGATACCTCACGACCATCGCCGTGTTCCATGTGATACTGCTCGCTGCCCGTGTTCGCGGCTCGTCTGGTAACTTTGTATACGCCGGCAAGTTGCGGCAGGTCAGATACGGACCATCGCTGATTGATCGTGCGACCACTTACGACAACGGCGTCCAACAGAGCTACTTCGTTGGATCAAGCCAAGTCGCAATCGGGTTCGGCTACCACTTCGACCAATTCCAATAGGAGCAGTCATGGCCGACATGGTGAACAACCTGCAGGTGCCGCTCGCCGGTTGGACTGTTCCTCGACCCGTCTTCAAGCGGCTTCAGGACATCACCGCTCCGGTTGACTCGGTCGTCACGCTCGCCAAACTCAAGCAGCATATTCGCAAAACCGACTCGCTGGATGACGACTATCTGACCGACCTGATCCAGACCGCCACTGAGATGGTCGAGCACTACCTGAGCCGCAAGCTCATCAGTCGCACGGTTCAGATGTGGATGGACTTCATCCCAGGCACCGGCAATGAGTACACCCTGTATGGGGCCGGCACCGCGCAGATTCCGGTTCGATATGCGAACATCGGCATGTTCCGCTGGTTTGAGCTGTTCGGCATGCCCGTCACGGCGGTCGATTCAGTTCACTATATCACCAATGACGGCACCGACCAGGTGTTCGCATCCAATCAGTACATTGTCGACAACGTGGATCCAGATCAGCCGGCGCGCATCCTGCTTCAGCGCGGGACCGTATGGCCGACCGATCTACAGGTGGCGCACGCTCTGTATACCAAGTACACGCTCGGCTACAAGCGCAACGATCCGGCCTGGACTCCTTCCACGCCGTACCTGGTCGGCGCACTCGTCTCCAACGGCGGGTTGAGTTACCAGTGCACGGTCGCCGGCACCTCGGCGTCCAGCGGCGGACCGACCGGGCAGAGCACCGGAACCATCGTGGACGGAGGAGTGACTTGGAGCTACGTCAGCCAAGCCACTGCGGTGCCGTACACGCTCCGTCACGGTGTGCTTCTCGTCGCCGCTGCGCTCTGGAGCAATCGTGGCGACAATCAGGACGCTCAGGTGGAGATTCTTGAGCTGCCTGCGATCAAGACGGCCCTGCGGCCTTACCGCAGGATGAGCATATCTTGCTTATGATGAGCTCCAAGTACGCTTGGACGGCAGGCGAGTTCAGATTCCCAATCTCCGTCCAACGCGCAACCTCCGTCTCGGACGATGCTGGCGGAGCGATACTGACCTGGAGTCAGTACGTTGCGCTGATCTGGTGTGCGGTGGAGCAGCAGTCCGGTTCGGAGCCATACGCCGACAGTCAGGCAGGCAGAATCAGAGACAAGCAAACCACCAGGTTCACGACCTGGTGGAGACCAGACTTGCTAGTCACCGATCGGATCTTGTACGCAGGCAACCTCTACAACATCCGGCGTCTCAACAACCTGAATCAGCTCGACAAGTTCCTTCAGATCACGGCCGAGATGGGCGTTGAGCAATGAAAATGAGCATCGACCTATCCAGCTTGAAGGACGCTTTT